CATCCCACTCACAGTCCAGCTGAGTCATGCCGAGGCAAAGGCCGCCGAGGTTTGAATCGATCAATAACGCACGATGTGCCTCAACGATCAGTTGGTCGGCGGTATCGAAGGCGTTGTCATCGCGAGCGATGGCCACCAGGCGCAGTGTTAGTGCGCGATCCATCACGCCGTTGGCGTTGGCGGCAATGCCGTCGCCTTCGGCAAACACCAGCAGAGCCGGACTCGCTTCACGCGTCACTGGAGCGACTGGCATGCGTAAAACAGGAACGGGAGCGACTGCGTTGGTTAGACGCAGGACCACCTCCCGTAAGACTTGCTCACGGATTGAGTACATAGAAATTCCTAGATTGGTTTAGCGTTGAGAAAGGCTGGCGCGACACTCAGTGCCATCACCAATGACGCGGATATCCCGCACCTGATAGCTCGTGCCATTGATGTAGACCAAGTCGCCAATGGCGAGTGTCAACCAACTAACTGGGTAGTCGATTTGGTAGTCACGCGACAGGGCCAAACCATCCAGAACGGTTTCTTCCGGTGACCGAAAGGCGCAATACACGGAGCTGCCATTAGCGTTCACCTGGGTGAGCAAACCAGCACGTTGCGCGGATTGGTAAAAGTCCTCGATGCGCACCGTTACACCGTCAGCTTGATCAATACACCCGGGCGATGACACATCGGCAAGGGATTCGACTGGGTATGCAGGTCGGTACCGCGATCAAACTTGCGCGGTTCCTGTTTGGCATAGACTGGCTGCCCCAAGGTGTTCACCGTTTCATTGAAATCCGCAGGCGCAAAATAAGTGCCGAAGGTATCAACGGTGCCGATCGGGAAAGCATGAGCTTCACCTGCTGCAATGAAACGGCGTGCCGTTCCATTGATGTCGGTCGCCTGACCGCGATATTCCTCAAAGGTAATACCTGCGTAAGTGAAACCACGGCGCACATCGTTGATCAGGATCGCACCTTGCTGCCAGTTCTCGAACGCCTTCTCGACTTTGGCGTGCCCCGTTAGTGCAGCGAAAAATTCAGGTAAGCAAAGGCAGTGCACACCGTTCATGAACTCACCTTTGAGGTTGTCCTCAATGGCAGCCAAGGTTGCCAGGCACTTGGCTTTAACGTTGGTGCCTGTAGTGCCTAGTTCGTAGGCGATGGTTTGTGCCGTAATGCCAAATTCATCAAACAGGTTGTAAAGCACCGAACCATCGGCATCCAGAATGACGCCTTTCAGCGCGCCCATGCGCAGATGCTCCAGCGTGATCGCATGCTTGTTGCGCATGGTTTCCAGATGACGGGCGATAACACCCGCGATGGCTTCAGTTTCGGTTTCCGAGCCAAAGGCGCGAATGCCCTGGACTTCCTCCGGCAACACCACATCATCGTGAGGGATGTGTGGGATCACAAAGGAGCGCACCTTCCGCTTGCCGCGAGTACCCACCGAACCGGGCGCTCCCGGTGGTAAAGTCGGCAGCAGATTCAGTACGCCGTTCATTTCTTCCACGATGATCTGGCGTTGACGTACCGGCTTGGCCGGCATCAGCCCCAGATCTTCAATGCGCCCATAACGGTTCGGCAGAATATTGATTGCCGCCGTCAGTGCAGCCATCGAGAACGCAGGATTGGTAAAAGGGTTTTGCATGATGAAGGTCCTCGATTAGGCGGCCGCGCGAACAAGCACGCCGAGTGTTTTGAGTTGTGAAATCGCCTCCGCTTGTTCCGCAGCAGTAATACCTGCCGGCCAAACAATGCTGGCGCTGGCCACAATCGCGTGACGAGCGATCAGTAGTGCATCGTCAACATCGATCAGCGTGGCATCCACATCCGTCGCCAACACACCAACGGCAACCTCTGTACCGTCGGTGGCCGTAGGGTCCAGCGCGTGCAGTTTGTTGGTGGCGGACTCAAGGCCAACCACAGTGCCAAGACTGAGTTGCTGTCCGGCCGCGACGGTGGCGAGATCGCGTGAATACAGGTTGGGCGCCTCATACTTGAGCAGGTCGCCTAGGTTGTTGGGCTCTTGCAATCATAAACGCGACCCGCTCAATGGGCGAGGTTGGCGACAGGCAATCCATGATGGCTTTTAAGTAGGGAGTCCGGCTGGTGCGCCAGCGACCCGGTTCCGCTGAGGCTTTGCTCGACAGCATGCGATGCCGGTCTGACCATTCGGAAACGGATAACAGTGGATCGGGGGTCAGTCCTTCTCGCCATGCTCGGTCGATGTCCAGCGCGCCGTCATAATCATCGATAAGCATCTCGATCTTTCTTGTGGCTATCTATTTTGCGAACCGAAGTAGGCGCGGTAAAACAACAGCCCATTAATTTTGTTTAGTGCGGCTAGTCCACTCTCGATTGAATCTCACCCAGCTCCTGCAAGTGCTCTCGCACTGACGCTTCCAATACGACGTGCATCGTATGAGGGTCTACTTCGAGACGGGCCGCCATCTGTGCTGACACCCGCGATGGCCAGTTAAGCCAGGCATCACGTTCTGAGCGGGCCAGCTTGAACACGTGGGCGATGGCCTTGGAGCGATCCACCAGTTCCTGTTTTAGCTGCTGCAGCTTGACCCGATTGGTCTGCGCCTTGAGCACTTCGTTGGCCGTTCGCGCCTGCATATAGGTGGTGCCGGCGGCCGGACCACCACTTTCCTTGAGTGTCTCGTCAACCGCATCCAACGCAGCCTTGGGGACTGCTTTGGTCGCAGCTGCTGGTTTTCGTTGTTGGGATTGGTCGGTATTGAGTGTCCATTGGCGATCGGCCTTGGCAATGTCGACACTGCCGTCAGGTTCCAACGATATGCGCCCAGCCTTGACGGCCTTGCGCACCGCCGTATCAGAAACTCCGCGATGTTTGGCATACGCCCGCAATGATACGCCCACGCCATAACCTACTGTTTTTAATCGAATTATTAAGCGGAATTGAGTTGATAAGTGCTCCGAAGGAAGCGTTCATGTGCTTAACGAAAGCGCACACGGAGACAACAAAATGAGCCGCAAACCTACCGCCCTCGACACCTTTTTGGCCCGCAAAGCGGAGATCGACGAAGCACTAGCCCGCCTGCAAGCACTGAGCGACGACCACTTCAACGCCCACCCCGATGAAATCAACTGGGGGCACGCCGGCAGCCTCGGCTACATCGCCGAAAAGCTGAAAGAACTGACCGATTTTGCCTTCCAAGAAGGCGAGTACGACGAACCAGGACGTTCAAGTGCCGCGAAAGGCATGGATGCCTGAGAGCGGCCGACGAATAAAGGAGCCCACCATGAGCCAACTCACACCCACCCAAATCACCATCCTGACCGCCGCTGCAAAGCGGCCCGATGGCAACATCGAACCCATGCCCGACAACATCAATGCCGGGATCAAACCCCGGGTGATCCAGGGGCTGCTAACGCGCGAGCTGATCATTACCAACGAAAACGGCCATGCCATAGCGCCACTCGGCTACCAGGCCATCGGTCTTGAGCCTGAGCCCAATACCACAAACGCTGAAGCCGGAGTAAACCTGCGAGAAGGCACCAAGCAAGCCCGGATGATTACGCTGCTACAGCGCCCGGAAGGCGCCAGCATCGAGGACATCTGTCAGGAAACCGGCTGGCAAAAGCACACGGTGCGCGGCGTCTTTTCCAACACTCTGAAAAAGCGCCTGGGGTTGACGCTTACCTCTTACAAAAATGAAGGCCAGCCTCGCCATTACCAGATAATTGATGACAAAACTTGATTTAAATGCTATTTTTGCATTTATTTGACGTTTTTCGATATTTAATAAGGTACTGCCATGCTTATAGAGTTTTCAGTGGAGAATTTCCGTTCCGTCCGAGAGGAGGCGCGTTTAAGCTTGGTTGCCGGCACAGGAAATGAGCTTTATAACACCAATGTCACGGAGCCACTACTACCCAAGGGGGTGAAGAACATCCCCTTATTGCGCTCTGCAGCATTGTACGGCCCTAACGCTGGCGGCAAATCCAACTTGATTAAAGCCCTTGCCACCATGCAGCGCATTGTCATGACTTCCAGTCAAAACCTGGAAGATCTGCCTGTTACGCCGTTCAAGTTCAGCGAGGAGACCAGCTCAGCTCCCTCAGTGTTCGAAGTCACCATTCTCGCCGATGGTATTCGCTACCAATATGGCTTTTCGGCAACGTCTGCTGCCATTCATGAGGAGTGGCTGTTTGCTTTCCCCAAAGGACGGACTCAAACGTGGTTTGAGCGCTCCCTTAAGTCTGATGGTGAATATGAGTACAGTTTTGGCGACAAACTGACCGGTGACAAAGATGTCTGGAAAAGGGCGACCCGTTCCAATGCCTTGTTTTTATCAACTGCGATTCAGTTGAATAGCCAGCAGTTGCAACCGGTTTTTAACTGGTTTTCAAACAAACTTCGTATTGCTGGCGTTCGTGGTTGGTCACCTCATTTTTCGATTGAGTGGTGCCAAGATAATCGTAAAAGCGAGGTTCTAAATTTTCTTAAGGCAGCCGACTTCGCCATCTCCGATGTGCACGTTAATGAAGAAGATTTCTCATCAGATTCATTGCCCTCTGAATTGCCTAGTCATGTTCGCAAGTTTCTTGAATATGAATTTCAGGGAAAGAAAAAACTTCGTTTAACCACGTTTCATAAATCCGATTCCGGCGATTTGGTGGAGCTCGATTTGGATGAAGAATCTGATGGCACTCGGAAAATGTTCAGCTTCGCAGGTCCTTGGTTAGATTCCTTGGAAAAAGGTCACGTGCTTTTTATTGATGAATTGCACGACAACCTTCATCCGTTGCTGGTTAAGTTTCTGGTTCAGCTATTTCACAACAGCGAAAGCAATCCGAATCAAGCGCAGCTGGTTTTCTCTACGCACGAAACATCAATCCTGAGTCAGGATGTTTTCCGAAGAGATCAGATTTGGTTTTGCGAGCGAGAAGCAGAGCAAAATACCAGGCTTTATCCTCTGACAGAATTCAGCCCTCGCAAGGGTGTCGACAATCTCGAACGAGCTTATCTGTCTGGTCGGTACGGAGCACTTCCGTTTTTGCGCGCTATCACTCAGAATTTTGGAGGATAGCGCATGCCACGGAAGCCAAGAAATCCTGCTGATTTAAGACGTAAAGCACCCAAGCGAGAGCCATACGACCGTGTCTTAATTGTCTGTGAAGGCGAAAAAACAGAACCCGTATATTTCGAGGATCTCAGAAATCACTATGGCCTCAGCACTGCCAATATTGCAGTGACGCCGGCTCACGGTTCTGATCCGGTGTCAGTCGTGAAGCATGCGAAAAAGCTCCTAAAGGATGAATCCAAACAGGGCGAAAAGTTCGACAAAGTCTACTGTGTATTCGACCGCGATGAGCATACCAACTTTGATGCAGCATCAAGCCAGCTGAATGCCGGTGACATTGTTTCTGCCCGCTCCTGGCCTTGCTTTGAGTTCTGGCTATTGCTTCATTTCGGTTATCAGAGGCCACCGTTTCATCCAGCCCATGGCAGGACGGGTGCTCAGCTCTGCCAGTCATCGCTTAAAGCTGAGTTGCCAGCCTATACAAAAGGAATGCGAGGCATATTTGATGCACTGCTTCCTAACCTTGACGCAGATATACAGAACGCTGAAAGAGCTCAGCGGGATGCACAAGCAACCGGTGAACAGAATCCGTCAACCGAAGTTCATGAACTGGTGAAATATCTTAGGAACTTAAAAAATTAACGACTCACAGACTCAATCCAACGGCTTCACTCAACTATTGAGTGAGTCAGTTCCAGCATCGCGTGAGCTTCTTGAAAAGATCCGCGCATTGGTCGGAGATATCGATGTTGACCTGGATGCGCAGCTTCCACCGGAGGAAATTTCCGAGGAAGAATATCGAGAGGCACTGGTTGAAGGCGAGCAGCTTATGGCGCTGCCAGTCACACCAGTCAATCGACTACGCATGGAGCGGGTTTGCGATTTAATCGAAGCTTTCGAATCACAGTTCACCGACTTTAATTTGCCTCA